AGTACATCGCGCCTTCGCCGTGAACGTGATAGATTCGGCCATGACTTGCAGCCGCCGCTGGCCAGTCTGAAGTGCTTGAGAAAATCTCAACAATCTGCAAGTCAGCGTAAGTAGGTGAAAGGAACACCGTAGATGTTCCCGACAGGCTTAGAAGAGAGCCAGTGCTACTAGAGCGTAGGGTTCGCGTCAGAGCTAATGAACTGTGGGTATAGACTCCAGTGCCAATTTCAAAGCTGGTTCCGTTTTCGATTACATATCCAACAGTCTCACCGTTCAAAGAAGATGGAAATGCCTGGAAACCAGCCACAGGCGAAGCCGACAAAGTGATTGTCGAACTGCCTGTGGTTGAAGTTGTAGTTTTAACACGATCAGCAAAAACTGGCATAAGCTTACCCTAATTAGGCTAAAGTCAGGTCCACGGCGCCCGCAATAAATTGCAGCGTGTCGCCGTCTGCTACAGTCTTTTGAGTAGAAATTGTACCATGCCAAAGCAGATTTCCAGAGCTTGACGCATCAAAGATTCCAATGTGCGTGATAGTTCCAAAAGAGCCGCCAGAAGCCGTAAATGCGATAGCAGTGCCATTTCCTGACGAAGTGCCATCATTACTGATTGTACCGCCAGTTCCAGACGCTGTTGAGAAATGCGCTTGCTGTCGGGCATAGCCGTTTCCAGAACACTCAGTTCCACCCCCGGAATCTGATGGACCTGATGTAAACAAAGCAAGATAGTGGTTGCCCGGCCTGCTGACTGAAGTGTCAGTCATCAAGAAATTAAGCAACAGGTTTTCTGCGTGATCCGATAATGCAGCCATTGGTTTTCTCCTTAATAGCCATTTCGACGAACACTAGCCAAACCACGCCTGCGCATAGTCAAACCAGAAGTTGAATATTTTGCTCTATCGTTGTCGTTATTAATGTCATTGATTGCGCGCTGGGATAGAGCCGCCCAGGTTTGCATTCGTTGATCTTCCGCTAGATAAGGCGCAGAGTGGACCAAAGCTGTGTAGAGGTAAGCGTCCGGGTGGCTGGATAAGATCCAGTTGGTGGGTGCGCTATCGGCCAAAGCCGGGATTGATTTATAGTAGATTAATTCAGAAGCGTAGTCAGTATCTGGCGTTGGATAGAGATCAAACGTGCCATCGACAAAGCTAAAGAATTTTGGTTTGCCAGCCGCATCATTGCTGTCCCTGCGCATGTCCGAAATAGCCGCATTACTGGTCATCTCAATTGGATTAGAATTAGCCCCTGTTGTTCGGAATCGAATGTTTTCAATCCAGCCGGCTGGGGTGACAAAATACTGCGCATTTAACGTGGCATTCGCCCTTGCTTCCATTTCATAGTGTCGGATGGATCGATTAAATTCTGCTTCTGCCAACTCAATGAAAGTCGGTATAACAGACGTAAGATCCGACCTATTTAGAAAGTCAGCTATCGTTGTTTTAAGAGTTGTGAAAGTAAAGGCCATTTAAAATCCCTCAATCACAAGTTTGCTAAAATCGCCGCTCAGTAATTTCTTCTTTGCGTAAGCCGCAAATTCTGGCGTACCAGGCGTCGATCCGCACTCAATTGACCACTGCCTTGCAACAGTGCCAGGGATCGTTCCAGCGTACCGGGCGCGCCGATTACTGCTTAATTCGGCCAACATATCGCGCTGCTGCTTTGCCGCGTCTATGACAGGCTGTACGTCCTCTGTGTGGACAATATGAACCTTGCCGTCTTGTTCTTTGATCATGCTACACCCCAAGAAAAAGTGAACGCCCAGTTGCCTGGGCGCTCAATGTTTTAAGCCGCTTTCACGTCTGCGACGATTCCGTGGGCATCCTCCGTATCAACCTGTAAGCCGTAATGGCATGAGATCAATTTTCTGGTTGCGTGCCCGGTCACTGCTAGATCTGTTTGCTTTGTTTCTTGCAGATAGCAAACACGCGCATATGATGGATCAAGCACTAGGACATCTCTGGCACGACTAAGTCGGCTAGGGACCACGGTTATTTCACCAAAGTCAGTGGTCAAAATATCGACTGCGCCAACCAAGCGCTTATCGTCAGCTTCCTTGTAGCGCGTGGCGTTACCAGTGAAGGTGCTAGAAATCTTCTGCTTGATAGCAGAACCGACTAGCGCCAGGCTTGGATCCGCACCACTATCCCAACACTGCTTTACAACATCGTTGAGCATAGCTTCAGTAATAATGCGAAGCGTACCGTCCGTTCTTGCAGCGTTGACAAAGCCGCTTGTTCCTGTGCCAGATGTTGTACCATCCGCACCGCCTGTTCCAGCGCTTACATTAGTACGCAAGAATGCAGGCAGACCAGCCGTTGCTCTGGCAGTGCCAGATGAACCAAGGTTAGCAGCGGAATTTCCGCATAACATTGATTCCATATCGCGGCCAAGCTCACGCAGCTTGAGTGCAATCTGTTCTGACATAGTTTGAGCGTCAGCCGCGCCATTAACAGCTTCTGCTGTCGTGGACACTTCTACGACCTTATCAGAAATCTGAATCACGTTCTGCTGGCGAACAGGCAAAGTTGCTGCATCGTTAGCCGGTGCTGCCTCACCTTCCGCAACTCTGTTTGAAGAGTTGACCGCTGCAAGTTGAGTCACTGGCCATTCAAAAAGCGTATTTGATACGTTCTTTGTACCAATTGCAGACATCATTGGTCGATCAAAGGGTGATATTGAAATTAGCGCATCCTGGAGATCTTCCCGGATGGTAGTTACGTCGAATGTTTCGACAGTATTAGCATTAACAGCCATTGGATTTTTCCTATCTAGTCATAATCCAGCGCGCAGCATCTTGGGTACTACCACTGGATTTCATTGCTTGTCGCGCCGCATCTACTTTCTTTGCACTTTGACTGACTGATGATCGCTTTGCCCCTGGCTTGATTGCTCCGCGCTTCACTTCCTTTTTGGTTGTGAAATTGCCTTGCGCTCTAAGTTTCGCCAGATCGTGTAAGGCTTCAACCATTCGTGGATCCGATTCTGCTTTAAGTTCAGCTTCTGAAAATCCGCGCTTGCGACCTTCATCCATCATTCGCTCAATTGCTTTCGGCGCCTTTTCGGGGTCTTTCAGTTCCGGGATCCGTTGCAAAACAATGTGCGTTTGTTCTTGCACGTACTGATTTTGTTGCTGGATTTTTTCCTGTTCCTGACGCTGCGCTAAAGCAGTTTGCTCTTGCTGCAACTGTTGCCTTTCCGACATATCAAGTCGGTAGTCATCCATCGCTTCAAGGTATCCAATTGGATCTGTATCGCGCATAGATCTTTCTGGCATTTGGGGTTCTGAGGTTGTCAGTTTTTGTGCGTATTGCTGAATAGCTTCTGCATAACGCTGTTCCATATTTTGAGCTTGTTCGAATTGGGTTTGCATCGACTTTCGTTGATCTGCCAATTCGCGCATTTGCTCCTGGATGTAAGCTTGACCAGAATATCCACGTTTCAATTCATCCGGGGTGACCTGGCGCTCTTCACCGTTTACTTTAACAGTGACTAGATCATCAGGTTCCGCTTCAATTGTCGCTTCTTCTTCGTCTATTTCTCCATCCGCATCAGTTTCGGCTTGCGCCTCTACTTGTTCTTCTTCAGCCACAACTTCTTCGTCGGAAGTCTCTTCTTGAGTTGCTTCCTGTCGTGGTTCGGTCTGTAAAATTAAATGCTCCGCGACTGATCTGTGATCAGTTGGATTCATTTCGCTAGTCGTGTTTTCCACGGTGCTAGTTCCGTTTTTTAGTCTTTCGTTCGAAAATCTTTGCTTCAGTCAGGACATCGTTCATCCGACCTTTCAGATCCTCAATTGCGCGAACTTGCAGCCGCGCCTCTGCGATTTTGTCCAACGATGCCGCCGGGTCCAAAAATACGTTGATCTGATCTTGCTTAACTTGGTTGATCAGACCATCAAAAACATCGTCATCTAGTATGGCGCGAACACGCGCAGCCCTAACCAGAATATCCATTTAGCTCTCTTGGCTTGTCCTGTTCTGCCTTTAGACCAGCGACATCAATTGCCGTTCCATATTTGCCCAGGATTTCCGCAACCTTAATGGCCAAATCTTGGACCATTCCATCACGCGCACGATCATCAGCCATCGCCATTTCTTGCTGGCGCATCTGCGTATTTACTTGCATTTTTTGCGCTTCAAGCTGCATTTTCATCTGGTCAGATTGACCCTTCTGCTGCGCTTTCATTTGCTCTACTTGCATCAGCATTTGGGTCGGATCTGTTTGCTGCGCTGCTTGCTGTTGTGCCTGCTGCGCTTGCTGCTGCTGCATAGCTTGCTCTTGTTCCATTGTCAGAGGCTGGAAGTAGCGATCAGCATTGCGCACTCCAGACGCCGCTAAAACGTCTGCCAAAGTATTTCTGAATTGAGTTAAGGTAACCAGTGGGTTGCCCTGGCCGAATTGCGTCAGGATCTGCTGTTGGATTTGCATCGTCTGCATCAGCGCTTGCCGGCGTTCATCTTCGCGCCCGGTTCCCAAACCTACGTTGCAAGTCATGTCCATATCACTGTGAAACGATCTTGGATCTATAGGAACAAATTGGTTGTTCAGACGCATCATTGTCTGCTTGTCTTGGTGGGCGATCACCAGGCTCAATAGGAGCTTGAACAACTGCTTCATTCCACCTTCAGCCAGATTCCTAGCCATAGTTTCGATCTGCATTGCAGCAGCCTGCATCTGCCCCTGCACGGCTATTGCAGTGGTGGATTGCAGGCTATCGTGATGTAGCTGGCTATCAGATTTAACCCCGGTTTTAGTTTCGACCAATTGATCCATATACTGCAATGCATTGAGAGTTTGGCCGGCCACAAAAGGGATCGATACCGGGTGTACAGCAGCGCTTGGTTGCCCTCTTGTTCTGATCACTGCGCCCACCTCATTATTTAAGACGTCCTCAATATTTGCTTCTTGTGAGTTGACCGCCAACCGGGGCGAATTGGTCATGGCTACATTATCAAGAATACCGCGCAAAATTGAGGTTGCCGCATCGGCGTCATCTTTAATGAGATCGCAGATGCTGCGCCCAAAAAAAGTGTTAGGTTCGCCGTCGATTTCGAAACAGGCGAAAGGTATGTGATCTGTCGGTTGATAATCCAGCATCTTGTACTGACCGCCGCCAAGAGTAAATCTGTGCAGCGTAGGGATTCCAGTGCCTGCCTGATCGACGCGCATATAACATTCAGTAATTTGAATTAGTTTCATGCTTGGATCAACCGCATCTTCGTCATTATCAGAACTTGAATAGCCGCGCCTGGCTGATCGTTCTATTTCGCGTGAATCGTCGCCGTCCGACATTCCCGACAGATCTGATACTTCATCAAAATCATATCCCATCGCAACTAGATCGCCCACACGCATTTCAGTGCGGTGACCAACTACATAAAAATCTGACAGCGATCTGGCGTCACGATTAATAAAAAATTCTTCAGAAGGTACGCTTTCGATCTTGATTTCGCCCTTGCGCGTTTTTCGTGCAAACCGGGCGTCAATTATCGGCGTTTCGACTTCCATACCTTCTGGAGAAAGTTCAG